AAGAGGGAAACAAAATAGAGTTAAAAACCCTTTGCTCCGTCTGCGTAATAAACGTATTCATGTCAACCGTAGGGAATGTGTACTCCAAATACGAGTTGACTTCGTTGACGAGCTGACTATAGTTCATGCAAGCGGGCCTCTAGCTATTTTGCCACGCTCAGCTGCACCATTACCTCTTGTTACTTCGCCTTCAGACTTTACTTCATGGAAGTTTCCAATTGAAACTGTTCCGTTCAAAGGAGTCCAATTCTTGCGAGTAGGCATCTTTACTTCCAGGCCAATGTGATCAGGAAGAGTGCTATCAGAGTCAATGCTTCTAGCAGTCACTGGCTTATTGCTCATTGTATGAGGCTTCTCATACTCAGATGCATATCCATTGTATTTGCCTTTGGCTTTTACAATCTTTGGACTATCATTCTTGTCAAATTTGACTTTCTTTTCTGTAGCCATATTAGCCTCCTCGCTGATAACCAGCTCTTGCTAGGTTACGTCCTTCGGCTTTCATGCTGTCTTGGTTAACACCAGCTAATCCGCCTTTGGCGTACTTCTTAATCTTGCCACCCTTTTTGAGTTTGCTCAGATCAGTTTTCTCACCTTTGTGCTCTTGTTTATCGTGCATACTAAAAGCTTTTTTGATCAGCTTTTTGTCTTCTTTAATATCGTCATGCTTAGCCATAATAGCTCCTTTATGTACTAGAAATTGTAACTGTACCGACCGATGTTGTGGTAACTAAATTGTTGGGCGTGAGCAATGGAGGATTGAACTGACCATAGAACTCTTGCGCCCCACCAATAGGGTTCCACCCCCACTGTGTATCCCTTGATCCACCACTTGGGAATCCCAAAGAATCAAGACCAGATGCCACATAACTTAGATCTTTTCTCGGTTGTCTAACCGCCTGTGGATCGTCAACCGGGAACATACCCAGTTGTAGTTGTGGTTGATCTGGATCCCAACACTCTGGACAAACTTTCAACTGATAGAGCTTGGTTTTAATAACCTCCATCTTAAGCTGGCTAAGCTTGTACCGCTGTCCGCATCTGTCGCATTCAGCAATCGAATGTTTACCCGATGCAAACCTGTTACCCATTACGGACTACCTGATCCAATGAACTGTTGTCTTGGGACAAAACGAATAGCTGCTTTCTCCCTGTCTTCGCCAGCGGCAATGTCAAACTGCTCGTCATAAGCTTGCTTTAACATCTGTACTCGCTGTACTAATTCTGGGACTTTCATAGCTATGTGGTAGGCTAACCCAGCAGCCACGGCCGGCAAAAACCTGAAATTCATATCTTGGACATTCGGCCCTGCGCCCGCATCCTGTACACGCCGTAAGCGCCAGTAAGCAAAGACATAAGGCGTAGATGAGTCTGGTGTTGGCCATACAGTTATTGCCGGTAGTTTAGGAACATATACCGCTGCACCCAGTGCATAAGACTGAGCGGTGGTGTTGTTCTGTGCCCTAAAGCAATTCTGTAATGTGTTACCTGAGATATACGAATAATAAATAATCTCACCGCTTGTAGATCCAAGCTGGATATAGCCGTTTGCTGCCAATCCTACGGTGCTAGAAAGCGTTATTACTGTGTCTGTAGATGCTACTGCTGCGGCGGCTTGTATCGCTGTTGTAGCCGTCTCGCCAGACATTCTTTGAACCCAAACCTGGATAGGTCTGGATTGACTTAATTTGTTTGGAATAGTCGCATAGGTAGAAACACTGATACGAGTGATTGTTAAATCAGATTGATTAGAGGTGCTATTGGCGTTGGTGCGGATCACATGATCCAACAAATCAATCGTATCAACGGGCAAAGGATAAGTGTTTAGACCTGGGGTAAGAGTAATCGTACCCTGGTCTATTGTCCACATATTGATGCCACGATTTTGCCACTCGATGGTCATCAGGTTCATTGATCTGCGAGCAGTACGCAAATCATAGCCGGAACGCATTTCACGACCAGCCCTCTCCCAAGCCTCCTCTGCTATTTCAGCGAAGTCAAGGTCAAAGGCCGTTGTGCCTGTAGTGGTTCCAACATTTATAGACATTATGCGCTAGGAGCTTCTGGCTCTTCTGTAGCAGCTACTTCAGCATCTTCATCAAACTGCTCATGTGGAACATCATCCATAAATGCTGCTACCGCCTCTTTCGGAGCTTTTTCAATCGTTTCTTGAACTGGGAGAACAGCATTGAGTGATGATTCCAAATCATTGATAACCCCTTGAAGATCGTCAAAAACAGTGTTGTACGCAACAATCTGGTGCTGTGCTCTTTGCTTTAATTCATCAAGAATAAAAGCCGCATCTTCGTTGCTAATCTGAATCATTTCTTTTTCCTTGTTTTAGCGGATTCAATAAAATCTGCCTTGGATGGAGCGCCTTTAGATCCCGGTTTGCGCATATGCTCACCAGAACCCTTCGATATCCTAGCTTGTTTTGCATGGATATTGGCATAAAGGCCAGGATGATTGGCCATTCCGCCCTTCTTAAACTGCTCAAAGTCAGTATCATCACGGCGTTTTTTAGTCTTTCCTTTGGGCATTTTTGAGGGATTGATATCCCCCATGCCACGACTGGCCATCATTTTGATCAGCCTTTGTGATGATGAACGTGACCACCATGCTTCATGCTTTCTTGGTGATCATGTAAATGCTCAACAACTTCATGATATTTAGCATGGCCGCCAGCATGATGACCATAATGATTGTGATGATGAACATGACCATTCACCTCATGCTCTTTCATGTGGTGAACCATGTGCTTGTGTTCTGGAGTATGTTCGTGTTTCATAATCAATCCTTATTTCTTATGATGAATTTTACCGCCATGCTTTTTAGCATTAACGATTGGGCCGTCACCTACTGTATTACCCTTCATCTTTTCTTGAAGAGCACGAGTATGTCCACGTTCTTGAATAGCGTGTTCGCCGTGTCCTTTATGTCCACCAGCTTTAACTTTTTCCATCTTTTCGCCAAGTGGGTATTGGCCAGGAACATGACCGCCTTTAGCGTAATGATGTTTCTTTTCAGCTTTTCCACCATGCTTTAGTTCATGGATTCCCATATCTTTTGAATGGGGTTCCATAGCCTCTCCGCCTGATTTCATTTTCTTAGCCATTCCGCCACCACACATAGCATGGTGATGCTCAGCCATAGCCAAGTGGTGATGAGCTAAATGCTCATGATGTTTCTTTGTTAAACCGCCGTGCTTCATGCCGGGCATAGCACCAGGCATAGCTGCTGGAGCTGCCATAGGAGCTGCCATAGGTTTAGGACGATTACGTCCAGCTTTCATTAATGCAGCCATTGCCATAGCCGCTTTAGGATTCATTGCCATATCACCACCTCTTTTAAAATGTTTGCCTTTGTCGGCTTCCGCAAAATCACGCCCCACGGATTGTGGAACGTGCACCTTCTTTGCAAAAGCCTTATTATGGGCTATTGCTTCCATAAAGTCATGTTGTTTTTTACTACTACTTGGCATCACTGTTTTTGTTGAATAAGTTGATCAATCTTTGCTTCAAGCCTGTTAAAGCGTTGGTCAATGTGGTCAGTAATTCTATGAATTTCTGTTTGGGTGACGTAATCACGAGCAATCTCCTCTCTAGTTTTGTTGAGCAATATGTCAATCCTTTTGACTTCTGCCAACTTGTCCTTTAGAAAAAATCCTATGATCGCCACCAATAGCGACAATCCAGAATTCCATAAGATCATGTAATCCATTTAGCACTTCCACTTTCTTAAGCTTTTATTGATTCTGCTATCTGGATCTTTTGCCGTTTCTGATCCTGTCAACTTCTTCTTCATCCCTTCCATCCTGGCGCAAAAAGAATCTTTCCTTGAGCCACCCTCTGGTTGAGGGGGTTTGAGATTCATTCCTTGCTTCTTGGCGGACTCTCTCCCTTTGGAGTTCAGTCCACCAGCCGGGTTTTTCCCCTCTTTTCGCTGCCAAGCTGGGGTCTTCATTAAGCCATCGCCTCTTGACAGACAACGTTTACCTGAAGTGTTACACCACCAGCGTTAGCGCAAGTAACCGCAACCGTCAAAATATCTGCCACGTTACCCTTAATGTTCGTAAGAACTGGGAAAAAGTTTGTCAAATCAAGCTGTTGCAAACCATTAGGAGGAGTTGAGAATGCGTACACAACCTCACCACCAGACATCACTGTAGAGCTTAGATCTTGCTCAGCAAATGAGTTATATGAGCCAAGCGTATTCAAAGCAACAAAACTTGCACCAGTTAAAGATACCTGGTTTGTAGGTGTAGATGCAATCAATTCAACCAAACAAGTTTGTGAAGAATTTAATAGCAGTGTCTGTGGCAATAATTGACCACGATCAATCAAACCAATCTGATAGCTATTACCAGATGATGGGCCGTTACCCAAAGGCAATCCTGTAACTACATCACCAAATGTCAAAGCACTTGTTGTATTGGATGTGATACGACCTGTATATGGAGATACTGCTGATGCGCCAGAACTATAATTTCCAGGAGTTACGTTACCCCATACCACAGTAACTGTAGTTGTTGGGTTAGTAGCAGGAATGCTGACTGAGAAATTACCATTCATTCCAGATGGAGTTGCGCCGCTAATGATAATTACATCACCTTGTTTTAACCCGTGAGCAGAGCTAAATGTAATGGTAGATGAGTACTGTGTTAGACCCGCAATCGTTGAACTAGCTGGGTTAGAAATAGCGCTGATTGATGGCAAACTAGCCTGGTAATATACAAACTTACCAACCCACTGATTTGCACCCCAGTATGTAGCTGTAGGCGTAGATGTGAGTGTTGCGCCATTTACCAATTGGATTGGCAGGATCATGGTTGTGGTTGTAGGTACAGACTGGATTAACCAGGTTTGAGCTGCGTATGTTGATGTAGCAGTTAAAGTGCCTGTGCCAGTTGTCTGAGTTGTGCTAACTTGATAAGTTCCAAGACCGCCTGGT